TGAATACGTTGACGCACAGAATGAATTGATAAAAACTCTGTGTGATTCTGTCTGTTCCAACTTTCCTTCTAACTAATGACACTCACCAAAGAACAATTCAACCAATTCGTTGAGAACTACGTTTCCCAGATTGTGGAGGGACTCGATGTAGAATCCCTTGAAAGTATGGTCTATGATCTACTCCTCAATGAGTACAAGACTTATACTGAAGATGAGATTCTAGGCGAGATTAAAGAACTTTATGGTGAAGAACTTGTTGCTGATTTGTTAGAATCTGCATCTGATGTGCCAGTTGCCTAACTGTCCACTACGGGTTGACTTTCCCCCCGATTCCGTGCCATACTAACAGCATGAAAAACACCCACCTGCAACACCCCGAAGATTCTATTCTAACCGGTGATCTCTCCGTGTTAGATTGGTTCGTGAATCCTGGTCATCTCAGTGTTAAGATTGATGGTGCTCCTGCTATTGTCTGGGGCACGAATCCTGCAACCGGCAACTTCTTTGTGGGCACCAAAAGTGTCTTTAACAAAGTTAAAATCAAGATCAACGAATCGCATGAGGACATTGATGCTAACCACGACGGAAACGTGGCACAGATTCTACACTGCTGCTTTGATCATCTTCCCCGTGTGAAGACAATCTATCAGGGAGACTTCATCGGGTTCGGTGGACTTTGTGAGTACACTCCCAATACGATCACTTATTTGTTCCCTGAGACGATTGATCAAAACATTATCATCGCACCGCATACCTGTTATTATGCTGAGAGCGACCTACGTGACGCAGTAGCAATGCCTGATCGTTCGATCTGGACTGATACCCCCCACGTTAAGTTTGTGCAACCTACAGCATCAATCTTCGCAGGTGCCGAATACTTTGCAGACCTTAAAGAGGTGTGCAAGTTTGCTAAGGTGATGGCACTGGGTGTAGAGTTTGTGACCCCTAAAGTTTCGGCACAAATTCAACAGCAACTGAATGCCTGTATTCGTGAAGGTCGGGAAGTGAATCCTGATGACTTTGAGAATCCCAACCTGATCAGTTTCTGGAAATTGGTGAAGTCTATCAAAGAAGATGCAGTGTTCCTCTGCCGCAATGATGGTCCTGCTGCATACATCAACGGCAACCGGATTGATGCCGAAGGTTATGTGATGACCAATGAGTTTGGTATGTTCAAACTGGTGAATCGTGAGGTCTTCAGTTATGCTAACTTCAACTCCGGCAGGTTCCAGTGTGCCAATTGAGGGAGTGGCACAGCACCCCTAGCAGGGAACCCCATAGGGTCTACAATACACACATCAACCAAAGGGAGCAACCCCGATGACCAAAACCAAAGCACTTAAGATCGCAACCATCGCAGGCACTGCCTTCGGTCTCCTGCTGGTGGGGGTTGCTGTGCTTGCCCTTAAGGCATGGTTGCTGGTCCTGGTCCTGGGTTGGTTCGGAATCACTGCCCTCGGTTTTTGGAAGGCAGTCGTTGCCCTGCTGCTGCTGGATCTGATCCTTGCTGCTGCCAAACGTGCCAACTGACAAGGTGGCACACTGCCCCCCAAAGGGCACCCCCTGACCGTCTACAATTCACAAGTCAACCAAACGGAGCACCTCATGCGCAAGATCGAATCCCAAATGAATGCTGCCATCACCAACAAAGTTGATTGGAAACTGAAGAACACTGAAGTCACTAACATTGACGGTGTGAGTTTTGTATTCCTTCACGGGAATAAGATTGCTGAGGTGGGTGATAACTTTGTGAGGTTGTTTGATGGTGGGTTCCAATCTACCACCACCGGTGGTACCACCACCAAGTCCCGTCTCAATGCTATTCTTCAGGCACACGGATTGCCTGGTGAATGTGTATTCCAAAAGCAGTGGACTTGGTTTGTTAATCTTAAGACTGGCAACGGTATTGCAACTGTTCCCTTCTTCTCCTCTATGCGTCTGGCATAGACTCCCAACGGAATGAGATGCGCCTCAAAGACACTCACTCAAACCACACTAATTAACATTTAATCATGACCTTTGAAATTGCATCTTCCCTGCTCAATCGTGCCAGCAATGGTAATGAATTGCTGAGCATCCTGGAATCTATCGCATCTGATGACAACCAGGGGGCAGAGCAGGACAGTTGAGCAAGTGTCCACCCCCTGCCGGATTCGGTGGGGGGTTGCCTGTAGGATAAGGAAGAACCAAACGACACCGAACCCGATGAGCAACATCACCGTCACCGTCACCCTGACCCCGGAGCAGCAAACTGCTCTCTATGATGCCCTGTTCTTCCGTGCTGTAGATCTGGAAACCAATGTGCCTGGTTCTGATCGGTCCTCCACTATGAATGAGGTTGCTGCCTGCCTGATCGATCAGATCGGATTCCCCGTGCCCTTGTGGATGTCCTCGGATGTTTCGATGCCCGATGCAGACTGGTGGACTGAGACTAAGGCAATCGGGCAAATCTTGGAGAATCACTACGGGTGATCCTGCCCCCCCGACGTGCTACAATTAACCCAAACCAAACGACACCGAACCCGATGAGCAGCAACACCTACAATGGATGGGCAAACTACCAAACCTGGAATGTTGCTCTTTGGATCAACAATGATGAGTTCCTCTACAACACTGCTATCGCATGTGTTGAGTACTGCGGCACCAATGAGACCCCCTGGGATAAGTTTGTCCGTTGTATGACTGATGGTCAGATCGGACGGATGCTGGGGCAGACCCGTGATGGGGTGAAGTGGAACGATCCTGCTATCGATGCCGATGCACTGAACGAACTGCTGGCAGACCTCTAGGGGTTTGCCCCCCATCCGTGCTACAATTAACCCGTACCAAACGACCCAACCCGATGGCACTCTACAACCAAGCATCCGACCTCGCAACCCGTCAGACCGTATGGGTGGGAACCAAGGTGAGCAACCTTCCCACGTGGAACGGAGACGAATTGATTGCACCGGGCAAAGGTCAGGCAAACTCTCATACCCGTGGATGGCAGGATGATGGGTTGCTTGCTGCTGAGTTGGCAGACCTGCACACCTCATGGCAGGGATGGTCTGGTCCCGGACCCCGTTACTATTGCAACCCCGAAGCAGGTCGTCGTTCGTTCCCTGCCTGATGCACTCCCTGCCCCCTGCCCTCACGGGTGGGGGGTTCGTGCTATGTGCCCTATTCGTTCGTGAATCAGCAGTTGCCCGTTATGCGGTCGTTGCCCCCCGGTGCCCCGTATATAAAAATCCATAACTACCCTAACCTACAACTGACCCAAATCGACCTATAAATATCGATCACCTCAAAAAATTGCCGAGACTATATAATTCTGAAAAAGGTAAATTATAAGACTTAAAATGAAAAAAAATTCCGGCAAAAATTCTGAGGCACTACAAGTCGATCCGATTAGTGGTGAGTATTACATTGTAATTCCCGAATGGATTGTGAATGAACTTTCTTGGTACGAAGATAGTGAGATAAACCTTTCATTAGAGGGAACCGACTTAGTATTATCCGAAAAGGGGGAAGATTGACAGAGCATAGATAATGATGTATGATACTTAAGTAATCACTTGAAATTATGGCTAAAGGATTTACAGTAAAAGCAAAGGCTCCAGAAAAGCCCTCAACAGAACTAGAATGGGACTATGAAAAAGCACGAGAACTTGTAAGAGGCAAGTCGATTGTCTTTTGTCTTCCTGGTAGGGGAGTTTCTTATACCTACTTGAAGAGTTTTGTACAACTTTGTTTCGACTTAGTACAGTCAGGAGCAAGCATTCAAATCTCGCAAGACTATTCATCAATGGTAAACTTTGCAAGATGCAAATGTTTAGGTGCGAATGTACTGCGAGGACCTGATCAGATTCCCTGGGACGGAAAACTCAAGTATGATTGGCAACTTTGGATTGACTCGGATATTGTTTTCAATACCGAAAAGTTTTATCAATTGGTTTTGATGGAAAAAGATATTGCCGCTGGTTGGTATGCCACTGAGGACGGGCACACGACTTCTGTTGCACACTGGTTAGAAGAGGATGACTTCCGCAATAATGGTGGAGTTATGAATCACGAAACCGTTGACAGTATCTCGAAGCGTCGTAAACCATTCACCGTTGATTATACGGGATTTGGTTGGGTACTGATTAAGCACGGTGTATTTGAAGATGATGGTATTAAGTATCCTTGGTTCGCACCGAAGATGCAAGTCTTTGATTCTGGAGATGTTCAGGATATGTGTGGAGAAGATGTATCATTCTGTCTCGATGCAATTGCAGCAGGTTTTGAGATCTGGTGCGACCCTCGTATTAGAGTCGGTCACGAAAAAACAAGAGTGATCTGATACAATGGCAGGAGCATACAATATTCTTTGTAAAGGGAGAAGAATTTATTCACATCTCACAGAAGAAGAATACTTTGATGTGATGGAGGATCTGTCATTAGAATTCTATCAGACAGGTTCTCCAAATCCACAAGATCTTGAAACTGAAATTTTGACTACTATTATGGAGAAAACTAATGGCTAAGCGTCCCTCACTGAATGGTAAGGTTGTTATTGAAGCAAAACCCAAGAAGTCTCGTCAAGGGACCGGTGCTCATACCAAGTATGCTGCGAGTTCTCGTAACTCAGCTCGTAAAAGATACCGAGGGCAGGGGAGATAATGTATCATTTAGATGGGAATGATGAGTGGGAAAATATTCATCAAGACGATCTATGGATTTACAATAAATTATTTTTAAGTCGGGTTTTGGGTTATACTTGTGGTCCTATTGGAGTCACAGTTCCCAAACCCGATTTTTATATTATCCGTCCATCACTTAATTTACTCGGTATGGGACGTTTTGCTCGTGTAGAATACATTTGTAAATCAACAGATAGATTTCATCCATCAGAATTTTGGTGCGAAGTCTTTGATGGAGAACATTTAAGTGTTGATTTTAAAAATGGAGAGTCAGAATTAGTAGTTAGAGGAGAAAAAGAAAGTGAAGATCCTCTTTATAAATGGAGAAAATGGGAAAAAATAGATAAAAAAATTAAATTTCCCTCAATCTTATCAAAATTAAAAGGAAATTATGAATGGATCAACTGCGAATTTATTGATGGGAAATTAATTGAGGTTCATTTTCGTCAAAATCCTGACTTTAGATATGAAAATACTATAGCAATTCCAGTTTGGAAAGATGAAAATTTCAATGAATATAAAGATTTTAAGTTTGTTGAAGATATTGACTATTATAGAAAAGGTTTTTTTATCAAATAAATATTTTTTTACTAAAACTATTATTGAATTGGAAAAATTTTCAATGGGCAGGCACCTATTATTAGAGGTGTATGATGTTAAATACGATCTCATTAATGATGCAGTGGCAATTGAAGAGGTAATGGTTGGTGGAATTAAACGAGCAGGAATGACTATTCTAAACGTCTTCCGGCACTGCTTTATACCACAAGGGTGTACAATAGTCATTGCACTCTCTGAGAGTCATGTATCGTGTCATACATGGCCAGAGGAAGGTTGTCTAGCAATAGATGTTTATACATGTGGTGAAGGAAATCCAAAATTAATAGCAATAGAGTTATTAAAATATTTAAATTCTGATAATTATTCTCTTCGGGAAGTAAATCGTTAAATAGGAATAGGAGATAGCAACCTCCTTCATAAAAGTTCTGTTTTATTCACTAAAACAGGAGCTAAAAATGTCCAACTTGCCAGTAGATAGAGATTCAAATTATATGAGAGAAATGTGGGGAACATCGCAATTAATTACTGATTATAACTCTCAATCACAAAAAAGAGTAATCCAAGAGGTTATGCACGATATTGCACCAAAGCACGATTTCTCAAAACAGGTTGAATTGCACGAAAAAATTCGTAATGATAATGACTATGATGATTGGGAATATGGTACAGAACCAACATATGGTTCTTCATGGAAGTAGATATAAATAAATAAAAAACTTTATTCGATGGCAATTCAAAGGATATCCAGATCATTTAAAGATATCAGTTTATCCTTTGAACCACATCCAGTGACAAAGGATCTACCAATATTGAAGAACGAGAATGCAATTCGCAGATCTGTAAGAAATATTGTAGAAACTATTCCAACTGAAAGATTCTTCAATTCATTATTGGGGTCTGATATTGAAAGAAGTTTATTTGAATTTGTTGATTTTGGTACTGCATCAGTCATTCAAAATCAAATTGAAATTTCAATTAATAACTTTGAACCAAGAGTTACTAATGTTGTAGTCGAAGTAGATCCTGTTCCTGATCAAAATACATTTAATGTAAATGTAATTTTTGATATCATTGGCCAAGAATTTCCAACTCAAGAATATTCATTCCTATTAGAGGCAACAAGATAAAATGCCTTTCACTAAATTTACAAATCTAGATTTTGATCAGATAAAGACTTCTATCAAGGATTATCTCCGTGCCAACTCTACATTCACGGATTTTGATTTTGAAGGATCTAATTTTTCAGTATTAATTGATACTTTAGCATATAACACATATATTACTGCCTTCAACTCTAATATGATTGTGAATGAATCCTTCTTGGATTCTGCAACTTTAAGAGAAAATGTTGTTTCATTAGCAAGAAATATTGGATATGTGCCCCGTTCCAGAACGGCACCAAAGGCACAGATATCTTTTGATACATTAATTGGTGCTAATACTTCAACAGTAACCCTACAGGCAGGTCTAGTGTGTGTAGGAACGGTTGATAACTCATCATATACTTTTTCAATTCCAGACAATATCTCGGCAAATGTTGTTAATGGTACTGCATCTTTTAATCAAATCGATGTTTACCAAGGAACATTTTTAACAAAACAATTTACTGTTGATGGGTCATTAGATCAAAGATTTATATTGAATAATTCTTATATCGACACATCTACAATTTCAGTTTATGTGAAAGGAGTCAACGATAGTGGACTTGGAGTTAAATATTCTTTAGTTGATAATATTCTTAATGTGAATGCCACATCACAAATATATCTCATACAGGAAGTTCAGGATGAAAAATATGAATTGCTCTTTGGTGATGGGTATATTGGTAAGAAACTGGAAAATAATTCGGTAATTACAGTTACTTATATTGTCACCGATGGTAAAGATGGTAATGGTGCATCGGTTTTTTCATTCTCAGGTAGCATTAGGGATGCAAATAATGGATTGCCCAGTCTTGGAAATATAGTAATTACCACAAATCAACCATCTCAAAATGGTTCTGATATTGAATCCGTAGATTCAATTAAGTATTTTGCACCAAGAATTTATTCATCACAGTATAGGGCAGTAACAGCACGTGATTATGAGGCAATTATTAAAAAGATTTATCCAGATACAGAGTCCGTTGCTATTGTTGGAGGTGAAGAGTTAGATCCTCCAGAGTTTGGAACGGTATCTATTAGTATTAAACCAAAGAATGGAACTTATGTTTCAGATTTTAATAAGCAACAAATTAAAAACCAATTAAAACAATATAGTATTTCTGGAATCAATCAGAAAATAATTGATATTAAGATGTTATATGTGGAGATTGATTCTTCAATCTACTATAATTATTCTCAAGTTTCGGCAGTAGAATCATTAAAAGCAAAAGTAACAAACTCATTAACAGAATATTCAAATTCTTTGGACATTAACAAGTTTGGTGGAAGATTTAAGTATAGTAAAGTTCAACAAATTATTGATAATACTGATACTGCCATAACATCCAATATTACTAAAGTAAGAATTAGAAGAGATTTGAAAGCACTTACAAATCAATTTGCTCAATATGAATTATGTTTTGGAAATAAGTTTCATGTCAATTCTTCTGGATATAATATCAAATCCACTGGATTTAAAATTTCAAATGAAACTGATACAGTGTATCTAACGGATGTTCCCAATTCAGACGGAAAAACCGGAATTATATCAGTAGTAAAACCTATGAGTGATGGTACAACAAAAGTTATTGTGAAGTCTATAGGAACAGTTGATTATTTAAAGGGGGAAGTTAAACTCACAACATTAAATATAACTTCAACATCATTAACAAATGATATTATTGAAATTCAAGCATATCCAGAATCAAATGATGTTGTAGGATTGAAAGATTTATATTTAAATTTTAGTATTTCAGAAAGCACAATAAATATGGTAAGAGACGTAATTGCTTCTGGTGATGAAATATCGGGAACGGTATTTTCTAGGGATTACTATACATCAAGTTATTCAAACGGGAATTTAACAAGAAAGTAATATGATACAGACTGGATTTGATTCTAGAGTTAAAGTTCAACAAATTATTGAGAGCCAACTTCCAAATTTTATTTTGGATGAGAGTCCCAATACTGCAGAGTTTTTAAAACAATATTATATTTCTCAAGAATATCAAAGTGGTCCAATTGATATTGCAGAAAATCTAGATCAATATTTAAAATTAGATAATCTCACCCCAGAAGTTGTTGTGGGCAATGTTGGTCTTAGTGCCAATATTACTTCTACTGTTGGAATCATTACAGTAACTAGTACGAAAGGATTTCCTCAAAATTATGGATTATTAAAAATTGATGATGAAATTATCACATATACTGGATTAACTACAAATACATTTACTGGTTGTATCCGTGGATTTAGTGGTATCACAAGTTATCATGCAAATTTAAATCAAGAAGAACTAGTATTTTCAGAATCAACAGCAGCATCTCATACTTCAGGATCTTCTGTACAAAATCTTAGTTCCTTATTTTTAAAAGAATTTTATAAAAAGTTAAAATATACATTAACACCTGGACTAGAAGATATTGATTTTATCCCAGATTTAAATGTTGGGAACTTCATAAAAGAGGCAAGATCTTTCTATCAAGCAAAGGGAACAGATGAATCATTTAGAATTTTATTTAATGTTCTTTATGGAGTAACTCCAAATGTTGTAAACTTAGAAGAATTTTTAATTAAACCATCTTCTGCAGAGTTTATTAGAAGAGAAGTTATAATTGCAGAAAGAATTTCTGGAGACCCTTCTAAGTTAGTCGGACAAACTATTAAGAAATCAACTGATGATGTTACAAGTGCATCAATTTCTGAAGTAGAACCATTTACTAGAAATAATAAGCAATATTTTAAAATTTCACTTTTTGTTGGGTATGATGATTTTTCCACAATTCAAGGAAATTTTACAATTACACCAAACACGAAATGTCTTGAAAATGTTTCTGTTGGGTCTTCTGTAATTTCTGTAGATTCCACAATTGGATTTGCTGGAATTGGAACAATTATATCTGGCATTAATACTATTACTTACACAAGTAAGAGTATTAATCAGTTTTTTGGTTGTACTGGCATTACATCTTCAATTAATTCTACAGATGACATAAGATCCGATGAAATTTATTATGGATATGAGGATGGAGATACTAATAAGGAAGTTCAATTAAGACTTACTGGAGTATTGTCTAAGTTCGTACAAGTATCAGATAATTTAAATGTGAGTGAAGGGGATATTATTTCAGTCAAAAATCTTGGAGAATTGATTCAAAATCCAGAGCAGAACAAAACATATAAAGAAGTATTTGCAAATTCTTGGATATACAACACCAGTTCAAGATATCAAATAGAAGATATTGGTAATTTTATTTTAACTAGTCCTATTGATAAGTCAAGTTTAAAAATTGGAGATAGGATTGAGATTCTAGAGAGAAATACTAATAATGTAGTATCTTCAGCATATATTTCCAATATTAATGAATCGGAAAATGCCGTTATTTTAAATAATAACACCAATCCAAATCTGGATACTCAAGTACAATATGATCTAAGAAGAAAGATTAATACTGCAAATAGTTCAGCAGTTCCAATTGAATTTGGAAATAATACTATTTTTTCAGATATACAAAATTTATATACTGATGAAAATTATGCATATGTTGCATCCAATTCATTACCATCCGATAAAATACTTCCATCAACACAATATGCATATAAAATAACGAAGAATATTAATACCGCATCAATCAGTAATGGTACAGTTGGAATTTTAACTGATGCGGTTGGGGAAGGTTTATATTCTACTATAGCATTCAGTGATGAAGTTCCTTTTATTAATGGGGATAGAATTTATTATCAACCAGAATCTACTCCTTTGGTTGGACTAGAAACTGGAAGTTATTATGTTCAAGTTGAATCCCCAAATAATAGAATTAAATTATATTCATCTAGATCATTTATTGGAGGATCAGATTATCTGGCATTTGGACCATCAGGAGGAGCACATACATTTACATTGTATTCCCAAAAATCCAGCAAAATTGGAGCACAAAAGGTATTTAAAAAATTTCCATTAAATACAAATATCAAAAATGGAACTGGCCAATTAACCATTCCAGGTCGAACTGGAATGCTAATTAATGGAGTAGAAATTAGTAATTATAAGTCGAACGATAAAATATATTATGGACCACTGGAGTCTATTGATGTACTGAATGGTGGAACTGATTATGACGTAATTAATCCACCATTAGTTGTAGTTTCAACCGGAATTGGAACAACTGCTTTAGTACAACCAGTAATTAGTGGAAGCATTCAAAGTGTTTATGTAGATGCTCAAGATTATGATATCAATACTGTCGTATCCATTGGAGCAAGTGGTGGTAATGGTTCTGGTGCTGTTTTCGAACCAATTATAACGAAAAGAATAAGAGAAATATTTTTTGATGGTAGAGCAACTACAAATTCTGGTGGTATCAGTACAACTACAAGACAACTTACATTTTTAACTAACCACAATTTGATTGATGGGGAATCAATAATTTACAATTCCAATGGAAATGCTGCAATTGGTGTTGGAATTGGAACTTCAACATTGGTCAATAATTCAACATATTATGTAAAAATTGATAACAATACGACGATTAAACTGTACCAATCGATTTTAGATTATTCGACAGGCATTAATGCAATAGGATTTAGTACTTATAATAATTCGGGAATTCATAAATTCAGAACCACTTCAAGTAAGAATACAATATCTGAAATTAAAGTTATTAATGGTGGTACTGGATACACAAATAGAAAATTAATTGTTAATCCAACAGGAATATCCACATCCAATCATACAATTAGTTTTAAAAATCATGGATTTAATAATGGAGAGTTGGTAACATATAACTATCAAACATCCACAATAGGAATTTCTACATTATCACAATATTATATTTTAAAAAATGATGACAATTCCTTTAGACTATGCGATGCTGGGATTGGTGGTACAAATACCTCAAATTATGATAGGCAGAAATATGTTAAGTTTTCCTCTACTGGATCAGGATATCATTATTTTAATTACCCAGATATTTCAGTTTCTGTACAATATACATCAGTTGGTTTTGGTACAACAAGTCAATCATATCAAAGAATTGTAGCAACTCCCAAAGTTAGAGGCAATATTATTGATGCTTACTTATATGAGTCTGGAACTGGATACGGATCAACAATTTTAAATCTTGAGAGAAAACCAATAGTAAGTATTAAAAATGGTAAAGAAGCACAATTAAAACCCATCATTATAAATGGCACTATCAGTTCAGTAAATATTCAATATGGTGGATTAGAGTATTATTCGAATCCAGATCTAATTGTAACTGACCCGACAGGATCTGGGTCTGGAGCAGAATTAAGGCCGGTTATTATTGATGGAAAAATAACAAATGTTGAAATTATAAATGCTGGAATTGGATATTCAATCACATCATCGATTCAAGTAAAATCTGCAGGTTCTAATGCAGTTTTTAATGTTAATATTAGATCTTTAATAGTCAGTAATAATGCAAAATTTGGTAATGAACTATTAATAGAAACTGAAAATAAATTACAATATTCAGTTTGTGGATATTTTAATACCTTAAGGGAGGCATTTAATGATTATGGAGCGCAACATTCTAAAATTATTGGATGGTCTTATGACGGAAATCCAATATATGGAGCATATGGTTATTCTGATCCAGAAAATTCAAGTTCTAATCCAAAACTTTTAACTTCTGGATATACATTAAATGGTTTAAATGTCAATGATAGACCTAATGGATTTTCCAATGGATTCTTTGTGGAAGATTATCTTTACACAAATTCTGGCGATTTAGATGAAAATAATGGAAGATTTGGAATAACTCCAGATTTTCCAAATGGAGTATATGCATATTTTTCCACAGTTACAGGTGGAACACTAGAACCACAATTCCCATATTTCATTGGAAATAAGTATAGATCAAATATTCTAGAAGAAAATTCCACACTTAATCAATCATTTGATTTTAATAATTCTAGTTTACTTAGAAATACTTTTCCTTATAAAGTATCAGACAATTATGCAGATAATGACTTTATAATAGAAACTAATACACTTTCAGAACAAAAATCTATTGTTGAATCAGTAACTGAAGGATATGTAAATGATTTTGATATTATCAATTCTGGTTCAAATTACAAAGTGAATGATGTATTAAATTTTGACGATACCAATACAGAAGGTGGAGGACTAATTGCAAAAGTATCTTCTATACAAGGAAAGGATATTACAAATTTAACTACGGACGTAGAATCTTATACAGATGCAATTTTTACTTGGAATAGTGATAGGGAGGTAGAGGTTACTATTTTACCTAATCATAATCTATTAGATAATGATTACGTTGTAATTTCTGGATTCTCAACCAATTTAAATAAATTAAATAATTCCTACCAAATAGGCATATCTTCATATTATTCTAATGTTCTAAAGGGTATCCCTACGTCAACTGCAGGACTATCAACAGAGTTATATGTCACACAAATTCCTTCGTCTATATCTGTTGGGAGCAGTATTAGAATAGGAACAGAAACATTACAGATACTAGAAGTATTCAGAAATCTCAATATCATTAAGGTAAAGAGGGGATCAACAGGAGTATCCCATGCTGCAACTACTCAAATAAACTTTATTCCAGATTCATTTACAATTTTACAAAATATCGATTATTTTGACTCTAAGGTTAACGATAAAATATATTTTAATCCAAAACAATCTGTAGGTGTTGGGACTACAAGTGGAATTACGAACTCTGTAACTTTCAAGTTTGGTGACTCTACTATTACAAGAAGTATTCCAACACAAGGAATTTATATTGAGAATCATCCATTCACGAATAATCAAAGAGTAACATTCACAACCGATGGATCAAATATTGCAATCTCAACTTCATCAACTGGAACTACATTTGATTTACCACAAAATGTATATGTAACTAATAAGAATAGTAATATTATTGGAATCAAAACTACTCTTAATTCCTCCGAAGTATTTTTTATTAGTAATGGATCCAATAGTGATCAGTATTTGTTTGAAACTTTATACCCCCAGATAACTGGAAAAGTTGAAAAAATTAAATCTACAGTTTCAGTATCAACAGATCATGGATTAACTGCCGGAGATATTATCAGACTTAATGTTCAACCAAATCTTTCGGTTGGCATTGGAACTTCAACTTCAATTTATATTAAGAGAGATACAACTACTGGAAATATTTTAATCAATCCCCTTGGATTTAATTCCACTGGTATCAATACAACAACTAATACAATTACAATTAACTCGCATAATTTAAATACTGGAGATAAAGTTTTATATTCTGCAAATCTAATTGCATCCGGATTATCAACTGGATCTTATTATGTTTATAAAGTAAATGAAAATACAATTAAACTTTCGGAAACTTATATTGATAGTAAGAAAAATCCACCAATTAATGTAAGTATTGCAAGTACTGGTGGATCAAATCAAAGTATTTCATTGATAAATCCACAAATTCAATCAGTTAAGAATAATAATTTAGTATTTAATTTATCAGATACATCACTTTCTGGATATAAGTTTAAAATATATTATGATCAAAATTTTAATAATGAGTTTGTTTCTACTGCAACAACAACTGGATTTACACTTTCCGGTGTAGGTACTGCTGGAGTTTCTAATAATGCTTCACTTACTATTAATAATGATAATAATTTACCAACCAAATTATATTATAGTTTAGAAAAATCTGGATATATTAGCACTTCGGATACGAATGTAAATAATTATTCTGAGATATTATTTGTAGATAGTCAGTATAACTCCGATTATGCAATTTCAGGCATTGGACTGACAACTTTTAGTATTTCTTTAACTAAAGTTCCGGAAAATTTAAGATATTCGCAAAATCAATGTGATATCTTAAATTATACTACTAGTTCTACATCTGCAAAAGGATCCATTAGTAAGATTAATATTATTTCTGGTGGAACTGGATACAAAAAACTTCCGTTGTTCATTGGATCCAACTCTGTTGAAGGTCAAGATGCCAATATTATTGCAAAATCATCAAACATAGGTAATGCAAAAGAAGTAAGAATTATCAATGAAGGATTTGAGTACTCTTCAGATAAAACTTTACAACCAACTGCATTTATATCTCCATCAATTACAATTAAAAATTCAAATACAATTGATAGTATTTCGGTTACTAATAGTGGAAGAGGATATACTAGTGCTCCATCAATTGTGATTGTAGACACTACTACTGGAGAAAAGATTGATACTGGGATCTTAGAAGCAGTATTATCTGGAAATGCAATTTCTTCAGTAAATATTGTACAGAAACCAAAAGGTCTTCCAGAAACAACCGTACAATTATTTACGACTAATAATACAAATGGAATTAGTATTCAAAAAGTAGAATCATCCTCTACTGGAATTTTTACTTGTTTTATAACTACACCAGTACTTGGTTTCTCAACTAATCCATTTAATATTGGAGATAAAGTATTTGTAGAAGGTATTCAAAAATTCAGTGTTGCTGGATCTGGATTTAATTCTGAAGATTATGGATATCAGTTTTTTACAGTTAGTGGTTACTCTAAGGGAATTCTTGATAAGGTTACACTTAACCTTAGTGATGTTGGATTAACAGCAAATACTGGAATAGCAAAAACCATTCAAGATTCTGTTGGAAATATTATAAAAAGTACGGATTATCCAATATTCGAAGTTACACAAAAATCATCACCATTCATTATTGGAGAAAGTCTTATTATCAATAATATTGAAAGAGATTTGATCATTACCAATTATGATAGTTCATTTATTAAAGTATTTGGATCATACCAATTATCTGTTGGTGAAGTGATAAAAGGTAAAGAATCTGGTAACATAGCAACTATTGATGCTACTAAGAGTAATTATGGAAGATTTAAGGTTGATTTTTCTATTAGAAAAAATCTTGGATGGGTTGATGATATTGGGAAACTAGATTATGATAATCAAGTAATTCCAAATAATGATTATTATCAAAATTTATCATATACAGTAAAAAGTCCAATTACGTATCAAGATTTAAAAACACCAGTCAATAGTTTACTTCATACTAGTGGTCTAAAAAACTTTGCAGATACTGGAATTACATCAACTACAACTTCCGGCATTTCTTCTTCATCAAATGCTACAACTATAATTTATGATCTAATTGAAGAAAATCGAGTAGATACAATTTATGATTTTGATTTAGTTACGGATACTGATATTGTTGGATCATCTTCTAAGTTTTTAAAATTAAAAAATAAAAAACTAACCGACTACATCGAATGTAGAAGTAATGTAGTTTTACAAATAGATGATATAAAAAATAAATTTTCCAATTTAAATGGAGAACCAAGTGAGTTTTTAAACGTTCTTCAATTAAATGCGGGTACGTCATACTATAATTTACTAATAAGAATTTCTAGTTCTGATAATTCACAAATTCAACTAACAGAATTGTTATTATTAAATGACGGTTCTGATAATTTCTTATTAGAAAAAGGATCTATAGTTAATACTGGATCTGAACTCACTCATATTTCTGGGGAAGAATTGGGAGAATTCTCAATAATTGTTGATCAATTTAATGATAGTTACCTTAGATTTACTCCATATGACCCATACAATATTGATTATGATTTAAAATTGATCAATAATGAATTTGGTTCCTCTTTACCTGGCATTGGATCTACTTCTATTGGGTTTATTGACTTATCTGGATCTAATAAAAATATAACGTCTGGGTTGACTACTTCTATTATATCTTTAGAATCTAATAAGTTTAGTTCATTATATGTCAATACTCAAGTTATCAACACCAACACAAATGATATGAATTTTGTTGAGTTATATTTAACTCATGATGGAACAGATACTTATATTTCAGAATACTATTTTGATTCCGAATATGCAACTAATAATTATTCAGGAAACTTTATAGGAACATTTGGTGCAAATATTTCATCCGGAATAATATCTTTAAATTATACTAATAATTCCTCAAATAATGTTAGCACTAGATCAAGGGTTGTTGGATTTGGTACGACAGCAGTTGGTGAAGGAATATATCGATTCAAATTACCTGGACAATTGGATGGATCTGAAAGAACTGCAATATACTCATCAAAATATTCCTCAACAGTTTCCGCAGCATCTACAGAAGTAATATCACTAGATAAAACTAATTTTAATGCAGTTAAATCTTTAGTTAAAGTTAGTGTAGGATCTACAACTGCTTTACATCAGATTATGTTGGTACAAGGATCCAATAATGCATATGTTCAACAAGGTGCCTTTCTTTCTATCGGAAGTACTACTGGAATTGGCACTTTTGGTAGTGAATATTCTACAAATAATTTTATATTAAAATTCTATCCAGATTCATCAATAACATCACAAATTAAAATTTCATCATTTAACGTGTGTATGTACACATCTTTAGATAGTGTAAATATTCCACCGAATCTTGTATATGGAAATGTATCAGAATCTGTTGAAGTTGATTTTTACAATGCAATTAATGGAAACAGGATTAATAGAACTGAATTTGATTTAACTTCTGATGGGATTCCAATTTTTGCAAAAACATTTGATCCCTCAGATTCAAATACATTAAATAAATCCACTGGTGTGTTTACTATACCAAATCATTTCTTCAGTGGTGGGGAAGAACTTATCTATACACCAAAATCAACATTTATTGGAATTGGACAGAGTGCTATGGGTATAGGAGCATCAACTCTTCCATCAAAAGTTTATGCTATAAAACAATCTGATAATGAATTTAAGTTGTCACTGACAAAAGGTGGAATAGGTGTCACATTTACTTCTAATGGTCAAGGAAATGCACACCAACTTGAAATGTATAAAAAAAATGAAAAGGCAATCATTACTATCGATAATGTAGTTCAATATCCATTATTGTATACACCAATATCACACACTTTATCTGGAAATGGTGGGCAAATTGGTTCAGCATCTACCATATTCGCATTAAGTGGAATATCTACAATTTCACCAAAAAATATTCTTAAAATTGATAATGAATATATGGGAATTGTTAATGTTGGATTTGGCACAACTAATATTGGACCAATTACAAATAGTGGAACAATATCTTTGGTTCAAGTAATTCGAGGATTTGTTGGATCATCGGCATCATCTCATACGGATTCCACAACGGCAAGAATATATAAAGGTTCTTATAATATTGTTGATAATACTATTTTCTTTACCGAACCACCCAGAGGAAATCCACAAATACAGAGAGATTCTAGTAATTTAACTTTTGAAACATCTGATTTTGCAGGAAGAGTGTATTTGAGAAATGATTATACAACTAATCAAATATATGATGATATTTCTAATCAATTTACAGGTATTGGTAGAACTTTTTCATTGACTGTTGGTGGAGCAAATACGGTTGGATTGGGTTCTACTGGTGGCAATGGGATTTTGTTTATAAATGGAATATTCCAAACACCAACAACTGATAATAATCCACAAAATAATTTTAATATTGTTGAAAATTCTATTGCAGGAATAAGTAGTGTAGTGTTTTCTGGTATTAGAAACCCAGACACATTAAATATTTTTACTTCTGAATTTGACATAAATCAAAATCAAACTCCTAGGGGCGGAATTATTATTTCTCTGGGGTCATCTACTGGATTGGGGTATGCACCTCTTGTTGGTGCAGCAGTGACTGCTGTAGTAGGTGCTGGGGGGGCAATCACATCTGTTGGTTTGGGAGCTACGGATAATCTTGGTTCTGGGTACAATGGACTTGTTTCAATAGGAGTTAGTGTGTATGAAAGTGGTCATACAGGGACAGCAGCATCTATAAGGGCATCTGTTGGAGCAGGAGGGGTATTATCATTCAATATTATTAGTGGTGGTACAGGATACACCAATCCTAAGATATTTGTCTCTGAACCATCTTATGAAAATCTTAAAGTAACTGGAGTATCTAGATTGGGTATAGGATCAACAACAGATACTGGAGTTGGACTATTATTAGATGTTAAAGTTGGTGCAAGTTCTACTGTTGGAGTAGGATCGGAATATTATGAAGTAACTGGATTTAATATTTCTAGGCCAGGATATGCATTCAAACGTGGAGATGTATTCAAACCAGTTGGGTTAGTTACAGATTCAAGGTTAGGGGCACCATTATCAGAATTCAAACTAACCGTTATTGATACATTTACTGACTCCTTTGCTGCGTGGCAATTTGGAGAATTTGATTATATCGATTCAATTCAAAATTATCAAGATGGAGTTAGAACCAGATTCCCACTATATTATAATGAAGAATTATTGAGTTTTGAAGTTCAAGAGGGTTCTCAGGTAAATCTTGCAAATGCATTGCTGATTGTTATTAATGGTATAATTCAAGATCCTAGAGTGGCATATGAGTTTAATGGGGGAACATCCTTCGTATTTACAACTGCACCAAAACCAGAAGATGATGTTGCAATTTTCTTCTATAAAGGAACAGCAGGTGATGATAGTGAATTGATTACAGATATTAACGAAACTTTAAAGAGAGGAGACTCCGTACAAGTACTTAAGAATAATAGTATCTCTAATACAATAACTCAGGGTAAGAGAGTCATATTTGATCTATCATCCTCGGATAAGTTTGAAACTAATTTATATTCTGATCAGGGAATAGATACCCAAAATTATAAACCATTGAGTTGGATTAAACAAAAAGTTGACAGAAAGATTAATGGGGAAAATGTTTCTAAAGCAAGAGATTCTATCGAATCTTTAATATACCCAACAGCAAAAGTTATTAAAAACTTTTCAACTACTGATAGTCAAATATTTGTTGATAATGCAGAATTCTTTAATTATGGATCACCCGTAGAGTTCAATTCTTTGATTGTCAATGGAATTTCAACAACAGCAAGTGGATCAGTTGAATTAATATCCAATATTTCTTTAGTTAATGGATTTTCTGGAATTATTACGGGAATTACAACCACAACAGGTAGTGGTGGAAATCCATTAGCACTGAGATTCCACTTAAATGCATCATCTTATGTTGGATTACAAACTGGATATCCAATTTATATTTTTGATACACGTGTTGGCAATGGAGTAACTTCTATTGACATTTCCGATTCATCTGTGATTGGAATTGGTTCGACATTCTTAGATAATATTTACTATGTCCACCAATTCTCTTCAAGTGGTACTACTGGAATTATTACCTGCAACATAAAATCAAATACATCTGTAGTAGGACTTACAACTACGGGCAATGTATCAAATCCTGTAGGTAAATTCTCTTGGGGAAGATTATCTGGATTTACTAGATCTGGTTCTCCAATTTCCATAGGAGTAACTGGCAATACTATAGATGTTGGATTATCAACTTTCCCAACGATTCAGAGAAGGGGTATTGGTTTGAGGTATACGGGAGCACTTCCTAAACTCTTATAAATATCTAAAAAACTATTAATATGGCAGCAGTCGTAACAGACCAATTTAGAATATTGAATGCAAGTAATTTTGTAGATTCTGTAGTATCTAATCCTAATAATTCATATTATGTCTTTTTAGGACTGGTTAATCCTACAACAGTTGGATTTGGAAGAACTACTAATTGGGATTCCAATATCCCAAATCCAACTGATAATCTTCAATATTCTGGACATTATAAAGATACTGCACTATTTGGCAAAAAAATTACTGGTAGTAATATTAGAAGACTTATAAGAAAAGTTACTTGGACTTCTAATACTTCTTATGATATGTATAGGCACGATTATAATATCTCAAACCCAACACCAAATTCAAACTCAAGTAGATTATATGATTCAAATTATTATGTAATTAATAGTGATTATAGAGTTTATATTTGCATTGATAATGGTTCTTCTGGACAAACTCCAAAAGGAAATAAATCACAAGATGAACCTACTTTTACAGATTTAGAACCATCTGCGGCAGGAGTGAGTGGAGATGGATATATTTGGAAATATCTTTTTTCAGTTTCCCCAAGTGATATTATAAAGTTTGATTCAACAGAGTATGTTGTAGTTCCTAACGATTGGGCAACATCAACGGATTCTCAAATTGTTTCTGTTAGGGAAGCAGGAAATTCTGATATAAACTTAAATCAAATTAAGAAAGTATACATTGAAAATGGTGGATCTGGGTACAATTCTGGCACTAGTGGTACTACTGAAGTTAACATTCTTGGTGATGGAACTGGTGGCAAAGTCTCAGTTACTACTACTGGTGGCGTAATAACTTCTACCGTCATTGTTTCTGGTGGTAGTGGATATACTTGGGGAATGGTTGATTTGGGAAGTATTCAACCATCCGGAAGTATTCCTAATCCAGCAAAATTGATACCAATTATTCCACCATCTAAGGGGCACGGGTATGATATCTATTCAGAATTAGGCACTGATAAAGTATTGATATATGCCAGATTTGATGATTCTACTAAAGATTTCCCAACAGATACTCAATTTGCCCAAGTTGGAATTATAAAAAATCCAACTACATTTACTTCCAATACAATCTTTACAGAAAATCAATACTCATCACTTTATGCAGTAGGAGTTACTACATCAATTAGTGGAACTCCAGTTGTTGGGGAAGAAATTAAACAAACGAGAGTAGATGGAAAAATTGCAAAGGGATATGTAGCATCATACGATAGTGAAACGAAAATATTGAAATATTTTAGGGATAGATCTTTATATTATCACCCCACAATCTATGATGAAACTGATTATAGGGATAGTAATCGTAATCCTAATGTATATGACTTTCAATTTGATGGTGAAAATATTGTAAGTGTAAACGGCACATTTACTGCATCCATAGACACATCACTTAACGATAATAAAATTACAATTGGAAATAAGGTTATAAATTTGGGAGTAACTTTTACAAATGGTCTTGCAAATCCAGAGATAAATAAAAAGACAGGAGACATAATTTATATTGATAACCGACCCCTGGTAGAAAGAGACATTAGACAAAAAGAAGACGTTAAAATTATTCTGGAATTCTAAAGAAAATGGCACAAAAAACAAATTTAAATATCAGTCCATATTATGATGATTTTGATTCTCAAAAGAATTTTTATAAAGTCTTATTTAAACCAGGGTATCCAGTTCAAGCAAGAGAACTGACGACTTTACAATCAATTCTACAGAATCAAGTAGAATCCTTTGGAAGTCATATATTTAAAGAAGGATCAATGGTGATCCCAGGTAATATTGCTTATGACGGGCAATTTTATTCAGTAAAACTCAATCCAACTAATTTTGGTGTTGATATTTCGGTTTATATCGATAATTTTATCGGTAAAAAAATAACTGGACAAATATCAGGAACAACTGCAACGATTCAATATGTTGCTCTTCCTGATGATATCAATGTAGAAGATTTAACAATATACGTAAAATACTTAGATTCTGATATTAATTTTAAATTCAATCCATTCGAGGATGGAGAATCATTAATTGCCTCAGAAAATATAACTTATGGAAATACGACAATTAATGCAGGAACTCCTTTTGCTTCTCTAATTTCTTTAAATGCAACTTCAATAGGATCTGCAGCATCTATTGGAGATGGTGTCTATTTTATTAGAGGTTATTTTGCAAAGGTATCCAAGCAGACAATAATTCTTGATAACTATACAAATACTCCATCATATAGAGTTGGATTAAAGATTGACGAATTGCTTATTAGTGCAAAAGATGACAGTTCATTATATGATAATGCAAAAGGATTTACAAATTATGCTGCTCCAGGTGCAGATAGATTTAAACTCAATTTAACACTAACTAAAAAATTATTATCCGATACTAACGATACTGATTTTGTTGAATTGTTGAGGGTTCAAGATGGAAAAATTAAAAAGAGTGAAACTAAAACTCAATATAATATAATTCGTGATTACTTGGCAGAAAGAACTTATGACGAGTCTGGTGATTATGCAGTAACTCAATTTAATCCATCAATACATAATTCATTAAATGATAGACTGGGCAATAATGGATTATTTTTTGATACAGAAACAACTGAAGAGGGAAATCCTCCTTCAGATGATTTAATGTGTATAAAAATATCTCCTGGAAAGGCTTATGTAAAGGGATATGATGTAGAAAAAATCTCAACAACCATTATTGATGTCCAAAAACCAAGAGATACTAAATCTGTAGATAATGTCAATATTCCCTTTGAAATGGGGAATATTATAAGAGTTAATAACGTATCTGGCACACCAAAAAAGAGGTATCCAGTAGAATTGAACAATAGGTTTGCGGGAGTAGGGACTACAATTGGTGCTGCTAGAGTATATAACTTTAGTTTGACAGATGCTGCTTATACTAATGCAGCAACTAATTGGGATCTTTACCTTTATGATATTCAAACATATACAACACTAGTTTTAAATTCTTCAGTTTCAAGTTCAGAATTGCCAGCAACATCATTTATAAAGGGTAAAAGTAGTGGTGCCAGTGGATATGCAGTTGCTGCTGGTGGTGGATCTGATACAATTAATTTAAGTCAAACTTCCGGAACATTTTCAGTTGGAGAGCAATTGATTATTAATGGTATTGATTTTTCAAGAACCATTAAAAATGTAACTTCATATTCTACTGAAGATATTAAATCAGTATATCAAAGTACTGCTGTATCGGGACTTCCAGTTAATTTTAATGCAGATTGTTTACTTGAAAGATTTAGACTTCCAAATGGAGTAGTTAACGCAACTATTAGTGGTGGAAATACTGTAACAAGTCCAGGAAAGGTATTTACTGGAGTAAAAGTTGGATCAATTATTAGATATCAAACTACAACTGGTGATGAGACGTTTAATAGAGTAACTAATGTTGCTTCTGATGGGTTATCATTAAATATTACCACGGCTGGATCTGGTGTTTCTGGCATCTACTCAGGAACAGTTACAAATGGAACTTATAATATTACATTAGGAGCACCAATTATAAGAAATGAAGGTGCAGGATATCTATATGCACAACTTCCAGATTCCAATATTTCTTCAGTAAATCTTTCAGATTCATTATTGACAGTTTCTGAACAAATAACAGGACAATCTACACCTGGTGGAATATTAACGTTTAATTTATCCGCAGTTACTGGAATTACTAGTGCATTTTTTGCTTCATTTGATCAAGAAAGATATTCTGTCCATTATTCTGGAGGTGGAATTGGAACAGTAACTTCAGATCAATTTTCTCTTAGTGGTAATACAGTAACTATTAGTGGATTAACTGCTGGTCAGAGTAATATTACAGTAAATACAACTCTAATTAAAAATGGAATTCAAAGTAAAATAAAAGAATATAATAGAAGTCAAACTTTATCAGTATCATTATCAAAATATTCCCAATCTGGAAGTGGGATCAGTTCTTCAATTGGTGATGGTCTCACATATAATCAATATTATGGACTAAGAGTTCAAGATGAAGAGATATCTCTAAATTATCCAGATGTTGTAAAGGTCATATCAATATATGAATCATTTGATTCTTCGGCACCTACCTTGGATCAAGTTCAATTTACATCTAGTTCTAATGTAACGACAAACGCAATTATTGGTGAAAATTTATTAGGAAGTACTAGTAAGGCAGTTGCAAGAATTGTTTCAAAACCATCAACAAATGTTTTGGGAATCGTATATTTAAATCCAGAAAGATTGGCAAAAGGAGAAACTGTTATATTTGAAGATTCAAATATAACTACAGAAATTGAATCTATTACTTTAGGTAAGTATAAGGACATAACAAATTCATATATTTTAGATAAAGGGCAAAAAGATCAATACTATGATTATTCCAAAATTATTAGGAATAAGGGTGAAGCAGAACCTTCCAAAAAATTATTAATAGTATTTGATTATTATTCTGTACCATCCAATGACAATGGTGATGTATTTACCGTATTAAGTTACAATCAAGATAGATTTGCAAATGATGTTCCAACTATTGGACCAAGATCTGTAAGATCTTCTGATACTTTGGACTTTAGACCAAGAGTTCCAGTATTCTCTGGAACCAGTTCATCACCGTTTGATTTTTCTTCAAGAAACTTTACTGTTGAACCAAAATTAATTCTTTCTCCAAATGAAAGTTCATTAATTGGATATGACTATTATCTACCAAGAATTGACAAATTATACCTTGATAAATTTGGGAAATTTATTCTTGAAAAAGGAATATCATCAAAAGATCCTAAAGCACCAAATAAAAATGATGCTGTAATGGAAATTGCAACCATCAAGTTGCCCCCATATCTTTATAGTCCATCTGATGCTATTTTGTCGTTGGTGGATAATAGAAGATATACGATGAGAGATATTGGGTTAATTCAGGATAGAGTTGAAAATCTAGAAAGAGTTACTTCATTATCATTACTTGAAATCAATACACAAACTCTTCAAATTCAAGACTCTGAAGGTAGGAATAGATTTAAGAGTGGATTTTTTGTCGATGACTTTAAAAATTATTCATTGATCAACAAACAATTATCAAATATTAGAGTCAATACTGCAGCAAATGAACTAACACCAATTACTAGTAGAAATTCACTCAAATCTCAAATTGCACCAGCAACGGCAGTTACTGATGAAGATTTAGATCTATCTGAAAATTTTGAATTATTGGATCCAAATATCCAAAAAACAGGAAATTCTGTAACATTAAAGTATGAATCTATTGGATGGATTGAACAAGCATTTGCAACAACAGTTGAAAATGTAAATCCATTCAATGTTATTGTTTATAGTGGAAATCTCAAATTAAGTCCAGAAATTGATACTTGGGTAAGAACCGTTCAACTTCCCGATAAAAATATCAGTATAACACTTAATTCCACGAGAACACTTGAAAGAAACCTAGTAAACAATGCCTTTGTTACTCTAACTCCTATTCAAACTACAAGTAGTAGTACAGTCAATCTTCCAGACATATATGGACTTGGAAATTGGACCGAATCCAGCAGTTCCACATCAGAATCTTCATCAACTTCTACCACTACAACATCCAATACAACACAAAATATTGATTATGACACAACAAGCAATACTGATACTACTATTAGGAATGTTTTAGTGTCATCATCAGATGAAACGTTTATGAGATCCAGAAATACTCAATTTTCTGCATCTAATCTTAAACCAGGAACACAATTTTATCAGTTCCTTGATGGAAATAGTGGTGTTGATTTTATTCCCAAATTGGTTGAGATAGCAAATGATTCTACATTAGCAAATTATGGTGCTTCTGGAGCATTTACGGTTGGTGAAACTGTTATCGGAACATCTAGTGGTAATAATTTAATTTCATTCAGAATTGCATCTCCAAATCATAAATATGGAAAATTCAATTCACCATCGGCAACATATGTAACGAATCCATATGCTAAGAGTGAATCCATACCATCAGCATATAGTCAATCATCGAAAATTCTCAATATTGACACAATTTCATTATCAGAAGAAGCTCAGGGAAAATATTCTGGATATTTGGTTAAAGGTATGAGACTGGTTGGACAGACCAGTGGTGCAGTTGCCTATGTAAAGGATTTAAGACTAATCTCCGATAATTATGGTGATTTGATTGGAGCATTCTATTTAAAAGATCCAAATACAAATCCAACTCCAACAGTTAGAATTAATACGGGAACTAAGACATTTAAATTGACATCAAGTTCAACAAATGATTTGGGTCTTCCTGGTAGCAATTCAATTTCATCTGCAGAAACAAATTATAATTCAGATGGAACTCTTGAACAGTGGGAGAATACTGTCACTACAAATACAAATAACTTAACAACACAAACAGTAACTAACTTAACAACAAATACAACACAATCAATTACAACAATAAACACCCATACAACAATAACAGAACAAAGATTTGTTGATCCACTTGCACAATCATTTGTTGTCGGTGGCAATGTAGAGGCACCTTCACCAAATTCTTCAAATGATGATGTAAATGGGGCGTTCTTAACTGCTATTGATTTATTCTTTGCAAGTAAGGATAGTGGTAATGCTACAGTAAAAGTTGAAATAAGAACTGTTGAACTGGGAACACCTACAAGAATTGTTATTGGAAATTCGGTCACATTAAGACCGGATCAAGTTAATGTCTCATCTAATGGTGAAGTTGCAACTAAAGTTACTTTTGATGAACCAATTTATTTACCACCTGGAAGAGAATATGCTGTCGTAATCATTTCTGAAAATAGTGATCAATATGAATTATGGACTGCTGTTATGGGCGAAAAGACAGTAAACACTCAATCACTTCCAGATGCTGATAGTGTTACTTATTCCAAACAGTTCTCTATGGGAAGTCTGTTTAAATCACAGAATGGATCCATATGGACTGCAAATCAATATCAAGACCTTAAGTTTAAACTCTATAAGGCACAATTTACATCATCAACTGGAACTGCATTCTTCTATAATCCAACATTGGATGAAAGTAATGGATATGTTGAGAGATTGGGCAATAATCCATTAACAACTTTACCAAAAACACTTACTGTAGGAATTACTACCATAACAAATACATCATTAATTAGTGATTTGTCTAAGGGTAGGAAGGTTGTTGATGGGGCAAAAAATTATGTTTATGGTTATGTTGTTGGAACAGGAAGTTCTGTCTCATTGGTAGGTCTTACTACTGGTGGAAGCAATTATGTTACAGATACTTCTGTAAATACTTATAGTATTACTGGGAGTGGTTCCGGTCTCGTATTGAATATCACAGCAACCAATGGGACAATTACAGGAATATCCACCGTAAATCCAGGAAATGGATATGCTATTGGAGATGTAGTTGGAATAGTAACTTCCTCTGTTTCATCCAATACAGGAAAAAATGCAAGAATTACTATTGGTGCAATTGGAAATAGTCTCGATACTTTATACTTATCAAATGTTCAGGGAGAATCCTTTACTGTTGGTGCTGGAGTAAGTTACTATAATAATAGTGGTACATTAGTATCTCTTGCAAGTACTATTATTAGAAGTTCTTCAAGTTCTGGGAATCAATATTCCGGAAACTTTATGAGAGTTGATCATTTTGATCACGGAATGTGTGGAAAAACTAATAAACTTTCTATTAGAGATGCGCAATCTAGCACAGCACCGACTACTCTTTCTGCAACATTGACTCCACAAGAAGTAGCAACTATCAGTATTGGAAATACTTCAAACTTTGGAACCTTTGAGGGAGTTGCAGTAGGATCCAATAATCCTGGATATGTAAAAATTGAAAATGAAATTATTTCCTACATTAGTGTAGGAAATGGATCTTTAACAATTGCTGCCAGTGGAAGAGGAATTGATTCGACAATTGTAACTCCACATGATATCAATAGTTTAGTATATAAGTATGAATTAAATGGAGTTTCTTTAAGGAGAATTAATACTACTCACGATATTAGTGATTTGCAGATTGGATTGGATAGGTACTATATTGAAGTTAATAGGAGTTTGAATGGAATTAATAGAAGTGCTGACGGAACACCCGCAAATATGCCACAATTATCATTTACTTCAGAGGCAAATCTAGGAGGTTCTAAAGTACTTGCAACCGAAAATATTCAATATAGTTCAATAGTACCTCATTATGACATTATTACTCCAGGTTCTTCTACCTCTGCTACAGCAATTGTTAGGACCACTTCCGGAACTAGTGTTGGTGGCAATGAAACATCATTCCTTGATAATGGATTTGAACCGATTCAGTTAAATGCATTAAATCCTTTAAGATCAGTAAGACTTGTATGCTCTAAGGAAAATGAAATTGAGTATCTTGACAATCTACCAAGAAATAAATCATTTACTACTGGAATAACACTTAATACCTCAGATAGTAATCTATCTCCAATCATTTACTTAAATACTGCTTTTACTGAGTTTATTTCAAGTCGTTTAAATAATCCGATTTCAGATTATGCACTAGATGGTAGAGTTAATTCGGTATTAAACGATCCACATGCTGCAGTATACGTCTCAAATACCGTGAATTTGGCTCAACCAGCCACTACGTTAAAGGTTATTTTATCAGCATATCGTCATTCTTCTGCCGATTTCAGAGTTCTTTATAGTTTAATTAGACCAGATTCTAGTGAGGTTGATCAATCATTTGAATTATTCCCAGGATATGATAATTTGACATATACAACTACTGATGGATATAAAGTTTTAGATCAATCAAAAAATAGTGGATTACCAGATACTTTTGTATCACCAAGTCTTGATAACCAATTCCTAGAGTATCAATTTACTGCTGATAATTTGGGGTTATTTAGTGGGTATACTATTAAAATTGTAATGTCCGGAACTAATCAAGCATATCCACCAAGAATCAAAGAACTCAGGACACTTGCGGTAAGATGATAAGAGTAGAAGGACATCAGAATCTCTATAGAGATGAACGATCAGGAGCAATTGTAAATTGTGACTCTGCATCTTATAATCAATATTTGAGCTCATTGTCTATCAGAGATTCTCAAAAAAGAGAATTGAGTGAAATGAGAAAGGATATTGACGAAATTAAATTTCTTCTTAAGGAGTTATTAAATGGATCCAAATAATATTGAATTGGAAAGTTTTCACAAATTATTTGAATATGAGCAACAGGTTAGAATCATAGATAAATTGAATGAAGATGAGTTAAGAATGTTTGCAAAATCATATTGCAAATTATATTTGCAGCAGCAAGAAGTATTATTATCTATTGGTTCTTTGTAAATATAAATAGAAAGTAGATCTTAAAGATGGTTAAATGGCAGCAGTATATGTCACTAATCTAGTAATAAATTCTGGTGCAGATTTTTCACAGTCTTTTACGTTGGAAGGTACTGGCAGCAATTCTGCGTTAAATTTAACAGGTTATAATGTGAATGCCCAATTTAGAAAATGGTCTGGTAGTTCAACCTCTGTGAGTTTTGGCACTACTATAACAAATCCACCAACTTTGGGACAAATATACTTATCTTTATCAGCACAAAATACATCACCATTGAAACCAGGTAGATATGTATATGATATCATAATTAGTGACATTTATGGGATTAAAACAAGAGTAGTTGAAGGAATGGTTCTCGTAAGGGAAGGGGTTACTAGATAATGTCCGACATAAAAGTAAGAGTTGGTCAACAAAACACAGCAAAGATAGTTGCGAGTGTTTCTGGTGGAGCTGCATTTTCTGAAAACTCAAGAAATGCTATAAACTTAATTGGAAATGGACCTATAAATGTTTCTCAGTTGTATGTTGCTGGCATATCAACATTTGTTGGAGTAGCAACTTTTAGAAGTGATGTATATATTGGTGGTGATCTTTATATACAAGATGATTTAAAATTTGATGAATTTACTGCCAGAAATGCTAATATAACTGGAATTGCAACTGTTTCAGGTGCTTTTTATTATGGACAATATAATACTGGAGGAGTTGCATATTTTAATTCTTCTGGTCTTATGGTTTCTACCGGTTCAACCAGTTCTGCAATTAATTATACCAACTATATACTTACAACAAACAATTCTGGTGTACCAACCTGGTCTAATACCATAGATGGAGGAACATACTAATGGCAAAACCAGCAAGTAGGCAACAACTTATAGATTACTGCCTAAGACGCCTAGGTGCCCCTGTATTAGAGATTAACGTTGATGATGACCAGATCGACGACTTAGTTGA